GGTTTCGAGTCGGCTCTGGGGTCGTCTCCCATTGAATATCGTAGATACCATATTGCTTTTTTCTTATCTTGTATAGAGAGCTTACCTTTTATATTCATGCGCCATACGTACTTGAAGGCAGCAACTTCGGCATACTTCTTAACAACGTCCTTACCAAATACTTCAACCATTGCGTCAATGCACTCAACGCCTTCTAAGGCATAGTGTGGTGGTTGGTTTACCATATCGTGCTTAATAATTTTTTCGCCAACTCTTAGTTTACCGAACGGCATAGATCACCCAAATAAGTTATAGACCCAAACAGGCCAGCCAAAGAAAAGCGCATAAGCGCCAGTGATTGCGCCTATAAAAGTGACAGGCGGTAAAAAAGAAAGTGCGAACATGAGGAAGCTGGTGTTTAACGCTAGCCAGCACCAGTGCATAAGCCCAACCCAAAAAAGAATGACTGCGAATAAAATACCGAAGCCAGCTAAGGTGGTAAATATATTGTTCACTTGTGAACTCCTATTAGATTATAACGAGCAGCAAGACAGACTGATGTCCGCCCCGCTGCACTCAAGCGTTAACGGGGTTTTTTTTAAAACGGTATATCGTCGTCTAAAAATTCTTCTTCAGCTTGCTTCTTCGGTTGGCTCTTATTCGCAACAGCGGCCAGCCCAGCATTGGGATCAGCAGCAGCGGGTGCGGTAGATTGCTGTGCTAAACCTTTACGCTCTGCGGCTTTGACTTCATAAGAGTCGGTGATCATGTCGTGAATGAAAGGCGGTAAACCTTCATATACGTCACACATACGCTTAGAAGTAGCGCAAGAATGGCCAGAGAATTCTTTGGCATACTCTTCAAGATCAAAAACTTCTTGCTCGTTTTTAGATGCAGACTTTTTAGCACCGCCGTCTGGTTTAAAGATAGAGACAACAGTAGCCCGACCATTAGCGTTATGCTTAACCTCAAGATCGCAGCTAACGCCGAGAATGTTGGTCAAGTCAAAACCTTTGAGTTCTTCGGCAGTGAAAGACTTACCACGCCAGCTTTTTAAATCTTTATGCAGGTTTGAGTTCTCATTGAGTGAGAGCGTGTACTGTTTATTAATACTGAAAGGACGACCGTCATCCATTGGCATGTTGGTTAGTTCCCAGTAAATAAAGATAGAGTGACGCTTTTTAGGGTCTTCTTCTTTAAACTGTTCTTCCCTTGTACCGGTGTCTACAATTTTATAACATACTGCGCTGTGCGTACCTTCGGGTACAACTTCATAAGTTCCTTCGCTTGAGCTTACCGTTAGTGCCATTTCTAAATACCTCTTGTTGTTTGCAAATGTTTGCACTATTATACACATCAAAATAAACCCTGCAAGGAAAATATTAGAATGGCATTAACCGTCAAGGCAGCAGACCATAAAGACCGATCACGGCCATTAACCGGAGACGCTCGACACGAGTTTGAACAATTTTTAACGGGTAACGGGATGACACCCGACCCAAAAAAGGGGCTGGTCATTGACGGTTCCGTTGGCCGGGGGTATATGGATGTCGATGGTACTCAGAAAATGGTGGGGTGGTATCAATGTTGGCTGGATCAGACCGTACCTTTTGGCCGTTGCGGCGACTATAGACACGATGCCAATACTCCCATGGCTACATGGAAGCCGCATAACTCTAAAAAGTATAAGCTCACAGAGGAGCAGAAAGAAGAGATAAAGCGCCTGCAAGAAGAAGCCAAGATAGAGAAAGAAATCAAACATAACAGAGCAGCAGTTCGGGCCGCTAACATGTGGGAGAAGTGTCAAGATTTTGACGCACATCCTTACCTGACGAAGAAGGGTGTAAAGAACCACGGTCTCAAGCTGCACGAGCAAAGCGGTGCGGTGGTCATACCTTTGCGAGACCCTAGCCTATCAATTGTTGGGCTTCAGTTTATCAATGCCGATGGCCAGAAGAAATTCTTAACTGGTTCAAAGAAGGCTGGTTCGTTCTTCATTCTTGGAGAAGAGCTTCTCCCAACAGCCCACACGATTAATTATGCGGAGGGGTATGCTACCGCTGCAAGTTACTACGAAGATACCGGCCAGCCGGTGATTGTGGCCTTTGACGCATACAATTTGAAGCCAGTAACAGAAGCAATCTTTGAACACTTCGCTGGCCCCAAGCATGTCATTATCGCGGATTTTGATGATAGTAAGACGGGTGAGACGCAGGCAATTGCAGCAGCTCAGGCGATACATTCGCAGGGCGGTCAGTGTGAAGTTTTGATGCCGACAGCTAAAGGCGACTACAACGATGCCAAGCAAGAGATTATCTTAGCAGGTGAAGATGAAGCACCGGTTCTACAGAGTGTGAGTGTGCCGGTAGACTTTGAGTTTCAAGTGAATGGCAATGGCAGATTCTTGAATACCAAAGAGAATGTGCGTGGCATTCTCACGGTTGAGCAGATAGGCGTGGTTTATAACGTCATCAAGAAGCGGATGGAGATAACGGTTCCGCACTCCAACTTCATTGCAGATATGAAGGATGAGAGCGCATTGATTGAGATTGAAGACCGTTGTATTCAGCGGGGCATACCCCACCAGAAAGTGCGCGACTACCTCAAGTTACTGGCCAGAGAATACAACCCTGTAAAGGAGTGGGTGGACGCGAAGCCGTGGGATGGCGTGAGTAGGCTGGATGAATTCATGGGAACTATCACTTCCACCAACGAGGAACTGAAAGTTATGCTCATGCGTAAATGGTTGACTGGCTGTATAGCCGCAGCATATGAGCATGAGGGTGTTGAGCTTGAGGGGATATTAGTATTTCAGGGGGCGCAGGGTTTAGGTAAGACGCTGTGGTTTAAGAATTTAGCGCCAAGATCAACCGACTGGTTATTGGAGGGTGCGACATTAAACCCAAGTGACAAGGACAGTGTTAAGCAGTCCGTTAGTCACTGGATAGTTGAGCTTGGAGAGATTGAGTCTACCTTTAAGAAGAGCGACATTGATCAGCTCAAGGCATTTGTAACCAAGAAGACTGACGAACTCAGGCTACCTTATGACCGAGCATTTACTACTTACCAAAGGAGAACGGCATTCTATGCCAGTGTGAACGGCAGAGAGTTCTTAGTTGATACCACGGGCAACCGAAGGTTCTGGGTTGTGCCTGTGACGGCCATTGATTATAACCATGGCATGAACATGCAGCAGGTCTGGGCCGAAGTGAAGGAGACTTTATACGATACCAATAATCGCTCTTGGTTCTTATCGAGCGAGGAACGAGCGAGCTTACAAGAGTCTAATGAGTTCTACCGCACGCAATCGAGTGTCGAAGACTTACTACTCCAGCACGTTGACTTCAGCTCCGATGAGAAGGAACCGGTGCAGATGACTCAGCTACTTAGAGACCTTGGCATCAACAACCCAAGAATGGCAGACTTCAAGGATGCTGCACGAATACTCTCAGACCGTGGGGTCGAACCACGCCGAAGTAATGGCAAAAAGATATACGACCTTTCTTATACACGCCTACCACAAGACACCGAAAGTGCCTATAACGCTGTTCCCAAGTGGAAGGATAATTCTGGTGTAAGTGATGACGAGGGTGTGTTCTAAGGGTAGAGTGTGGCAGTGCCGTGTTAATGTGCAAAGTGCATATAAGTAGACACGGAGGAAAGGTGGTGATGGCGGTGAAAGATAGCTATACACTGTGACCTGTTAAGAGGATTGCTAAGTCTTTGATATAACTACTTTAATACTAAGGGTAGGGTAGGGTATAGTAAAGTAAGATTATAAAGTAGATAAGATATAAAGGTAGAATAGTAGAGAGTTTATATGAAAGTATTAGATAAGTTTGAACAGTGCTATACCCTGACACTGTACCCTGCGTACACACTTGGAGTGCAACGATGAGCGAGAAGAAGAAGGACAAGCCAAAGAAAGAGAAGAAGCAACTGGCCAAAGCGCCTAAGCAATTCGAGGCAGACGACGAGCAAGGCTTGACCGAGATGCAGACAGCTTTTGTCTGGCACTACACCGAAGGTGCATGCGGTCAGACCGAGGCAGCAAGGCGAGCAGGGTTCTCATTCCCGGCCAACGCCGCATCGAAGATGCTGAATGGTAGAGATACACCGAAGGTGACAAAGGCTGTGCGTCTTGCCCAAGAAGAGTTAAGAGAGAAGTATGCTATCACTCCACAGAAGACCGGCAAGATGTTATGGGAGATAAGCGAGATGGCAGTCGAGAGTGGCAGCTACAACGCAGCCGTGTCAGCCATCAAAGAGCTGAACCAACTGGCTGGATTGATCGTCCACAAGAACCAGAACCTCAACATCAACGCCGACCTCAATGGTATGAATCGTGAGGACATCAAAGCACGGTTAGCCAAGCTGATGGGGGTGGAAGACGAGATGAGAGACGACGACCTGTAAAGGTTATGCTTTATGGTTAATTGAGGTAAGATACCAACAAAGGGGGGGTCGGTCGGCCCGCCCCTCAAATAAATTCAAAACAGTTATAAAAACCTAAGTTCTTATAACTAAAAGGAATATTGGTTCAATTGTGAACCAGATCATGCCCCCTCATAGCGTACCCTGTGCTCACAGCAGGCACAATAACCCTAAATGCAGGCACAATCGACCGGCTGGCGACCTCAGCCTGTACCCCAGCCTAAAATTTAGGTTCCCTAGGGGTCGTTTGAAAAGGCTAGGGTTGTCTATTTTTTGAGCGACCGACACCCCCCTGACAGCGTGCGGCGGGCGGCGGGCGCTAGAACTAGGTTAGGCGCATAGAATAAACAATTTTATATAATTTGGTGTCGTAACAGATTACGGTAGCATATAAATTGTACAGAAAAGGAAACCTATCAATCCGGATTGCGCTGGGATCGCTAAGGCCGGAGGAAGCCTTATTCAGCCGGATTGATAGGTTTTTAAAAAGTAAAAAACGAAAAGTATGTGGTCAAAAATTTATTTCAATTTTCAAAACAATTGAAAGTGCGTATGATTACATTTTTCATCAAGGAGCGCACCATTGAATATAAAAGAAGTAATCTGGCCATGGGCATTTGGGAAGTATCGCATTAAAGCGGAAGCCATTGTACTCTACCCTCTCGTAATATATCGTAATCAGGAAGCGGTCAACAACTTCCGCCAACATGAGCTGGTTCATGTCGATCAAGTTCGCAGGCTGGGCTGGATTCGATTCTATGTTAGCTATATTATCGAGCACTATAAAAACGGTTACTCAGGAAATAAGTATGAGCTGGAAGCGCGGGAAAGGAGTGGACAAGGATAATGGCTGATTCAAGAAATAAGGGTGCGTCCTTCGAGCGTGATATATGCAAACGCCTCAATGGTTTCTTCGAGGAAATAGGGTACGACTTCAAGTGTATGCGTAACCTTGATCAGTACCAAACAAAAGACCTAACTGACATTGAGCTACCCTACCACGCGATTGAGTGTAAAGCGTACAAGGATGGCTGGTGGTTTAAACCAGTATGGTGGAAGCAGATTCTTGCAGCGTGCAACGATCTTACTCCGGTTCTTATTTATAAATTCAACAATAAGGCTATCCGAGTGTGCGTCCCGCTTCACTATATTAACCCTTCGTTACCGCACGACAATGACCAGACCGCAGTCGTGACTTTCGATCAGTGGCTGGTTATACTCAAGACCAAATTAACTCCCCCATTTGATGAAAAAGAGCAGGCGCATGAACTATAAAGACACTGATATTTTTGGCTATCAAAATGGTGGCGAAGTATTAGACCCGAATCAACCACCGGAGTATCTAGGCATGGTGCCGACTCCGATGGGAATGGTGCGCATGCCTCAGCCCAACCTCACCCCCGCACAAGCCACGAATGTAGCTGGTAGCTTTCTTCCCGGAGCAGGATTGGCGGAAGCGTTCGGTGAATATCCTCAATTCCCAGATAGCGAAAAAACGCTCGCGGAAATGCTTGAGGGCCAGCGAGAGTTAAGTCTTGCGGAGAATTATGGCGAAGGAAATTATTTCACTGCTGGGTTGCAGGGATTAGGTGTTGCTGGAGATGCAGTTTCGGCAGGGATACCGATTGTGGGGCCATTGGTGGGGGGTGTATTGAAGGCTCCCAGAGCGATGCAAAAGTACATGAAAATCTTAGGAGAGTCAAATGAAATGCTGGCTCGCCAAGCATTAAGACTTGAGATTTCACCTAACCCAGCGCTAGGAAAGAATTATTATGGTTTGGATGACTCGACAAAGGCTTCGCTAGAAGCTCGCGGCATGACTCCGGACGAGATAGCAGAGCTAGGTGATACGCTAGAAACCCTAGAAGAACAAAAGAAGAAAGCTACGCTAGCGGGATATAACCCAAATTACGACTTAAACCACGGTAACAGATCAAGCCTAGATTATATTGACCCTGATAAGCTAAGTGCAGACAGCTATGCTGGCAAAGGTGTCTACAAGTCTACAGAGTTCGATGACTCTTATCATAACTACGCTAATCTATCCGGCCCAGATATACAGAATAGAATAAACTCTAATACCGACCAGATAGCTAGTGATATGAAAGAAATGGGGGGCGGTGAACTTGACCGCTTTTTACGAGAAGAAGAAGGAGTCTTCCGTAACCTGTTAATGGATAAAGATAGGTCACAAGCGGTTCTACCAAACTTTGATGAGAAAAGAATAAACCGTATCTTATCTTTGTATGAAACATCTAAAGGAATGGATGCCGAGTTTAAGCCGGATTTCTTAACTGGCCGTGGGCCAGCATTCTTTGAAAATGCAGATGGTAAGCTAGTCCCACAGTATAAACTTCCCAACCCAACTGCGAACGATACCATTGAAGATATAGCTTACGTACTGGCTTCGGCGGAGCAATCCGGCAATT